AATCAACAAGGCGACCAAACTATTCGAATCCTACCAACTGCGGATGGCGATCCGTTCAAAGAATATTTCTTTCACTACAATGTTGGTAAAAATCCGGGCCTCTTGTGCCCAAAAAAGAATCATGGCGGTGATTGTCCAATCTGTGACTTCGCTTCCAAGTTGTGGCGTGAAGGCGTTGACAACAATGATGAAGTAGCGAAAAAAGAAGCAAAGCAACTTTTTGCACGCAATCGTTACTACTCTCCAATCTTGGTCCGAGGTATGGAAGATGAAGGTGTAAAAGTATGGGCTTATGGTAAGACTGCTTATCAAACTCTGCTTGGATACGTTCTTGATCCAGACTACGGCGATATTACAGATCCTGATTCAGGCACTGATATTGTCTTGAACTATGATGTCCCCGGTACACCGGGCTCGTTCCCAAAGACAACTCTTAAGCCACGCCGTCGTCCATCAATCTTGTGCGATGATGCGGTAGCAGACTGTGCTACTCTTCTTGATTCTGTTCCAGATTTCACAACTCTTTTTGATGAGAAGACAACTGAAGAATTGGAGACTATTCTGAGTGACTATCTCGCTGGCAATACGAGTGCCTCCGATGATGATAGTGCTGGAGTTGAAAAGTATAACTCAGGCGGAGATGCCGTTCTTGAGGCTATGCAACGACTTCAGGGTAAATAACTAAGTCCAGTGAGTAATCGCTCCCCGCAGGAAGGCATGGGGTTAACAGGTGCCTTTTATTTTAATGGAGGCCCCGTATGGGAAAAGTATTAAAAATGGCAAAAGCAGGTAAATTAGATTTGAATTCAATGAAGTCTCTTCTTAATAAGACCACAGGTTTGAACGTAGCCCACAGTCTTGAAGAGGATAATCCAACGCAAGTAAAGGACTGGATCCCAACCGGTTCTCGATGGCTTGATTCAATTATCTGCAAAGGCAAAATGGCGGGTATTCCCGTTGGAAAGGTCACAGAAATCGCAGGTCTCTCGGCTTCTGGTAAATCTTTTATGGCAACTCAGATTGCAGCCAATGCTCAGAAGAAAGGTATGCAAGTTGTATACTTTGACGCTGAGTCTGCGATCGATCCTGACTTTCTAACGAGAGCAGGTGTTGATATTGGTGAGTTGCTTTACGTTCAGGCAGTATCGGTAGAGAAAACTCTGCATCAGATCGAAACCCTAATGACAAATTATCCTGACACACAGTTTTTATTTATCTGGGATTCAATCGCTGCCACCGCTTCAGAGAAAGATATCGAAGGTGATTTTAATCCACAATCATCTATGGCTGTTAAGCCTCGTATCTTTGCTAAAGCATTTCCAAAGTTGACGATTCCACTTGCGGATTCACAATCAACGATGGTTCTAATTAACCAACTTAAAACGAATATTACTTCAAATGTTGCCGAAGCAATGACAACTCCGTTTATTGCGCCCGGTGGTAAAGCAATTGAATACTTCTGTTCTCTGCGTATTTGGCTTACAAAGCGCAAAGCAAAGGCTTCTTTTGTTGAGAACGAGAAGGGTGTTCGAATTGGTTCCGAGACCAAGGTTAAAGTAGAGAAATCTCGGTTTGGCTCTTTTGGGCGTACTTGTACGTTCAAGATCTTATGGGGTGACGATGTCGGTATCCAAGATGAAGAGTCATGGCTCGAAGCAATCAAGTTGTCTGGAACAGATCGACTTAAGCGGGCTGGTGCTTGGTATACTTTGATCGGCTCTGATGGGAAAGAATTTAAGTTCCAAGGATCAAAGTGGATTGAGCAGTTGCAAAACGATGATTTTCGTGCTGCTGTTTATGACATCATGGACAAAGAGATCATTGAGAAATATGATAACGATGGAAGTGATATCGATATAGGTGAATAATAGTTTTATTTATTTTCTCCTTGCCGCCCCTTCGGGGGCGGTTTTTACTATTTAGTAATGGAGTTATCATGGCACGAACCCTTTGGCCCTTTGGAACTATTGTTTGTTATGAGGAATTTGATGATATTCCTTATAGATTAATGACCCGAGTAACAGAGGATCACAAAAAATGTATACCAGTTATGGATATACTGACACTAGAGATAGAATGGGTTTTTTTGTCTGATTTGAAATATTTAGATAAACCCGAAACCTATAAGGAGTATTATTATGCAGTCCGCAGAGAAAATTCAAAAACAATACGAAGATCTAAAAAACTTGCTAATTTCGATCGAGGTGGATCTTCTGAAAAACCTTCAAAAAGGAAACAAAGCAGCAGGGACGAGAGCCCGCAAACTTCTTCGTGAAGTTAAGAAAGAAGCAGCCGCTATTGTTAAGGCAATGATTGAACTTGAAAAACAAGAATAAATTCAAATAAAATCCTAAAAAATAACGCATGCCCCTTGACAAATGTCTTGGGGCATGTTATATTATATATATGAAAAGTCATTAGGAGGTAAAAATGGCCCAATCAGTAATTAAATTAACTCAAGTTTCTAACACTATGAATCTTGGACAATTTCATAATAAACAGATGTTTTGTCCAGTAACAGCAAAAAATGAAAAAGTGTTTGCGATTCCTTTGGAACTTATTGAGGAAGAAGTAAACAACCCCGGTCGAATTAATGGAACAGATCATGCAAATGCTAATCAAATATATGATGATTTGATCACAAACCCAAAGGGACAAGTTGAGCCAATCTGTGTTAAATTTAATAAAGCAACCGGTATGTTTCGTTTAATATATGGCTACAACCGTCTTTGGGCTTTCAGGAAAGCGAAACAAACAGGATATAATATAGATAATACCAATAATTGGGAAATCTTTGCTCGAATCTTCACGGGGACCAAAATAACTGAAATAACTCAACAAATGAAAGAGAATGGTAATAAACTACCAGCAAAACATGCCACAAAAGAAGACATGGTTTTTCAATTGCAAAGGCTAATTGGCGCTGGAGGCTTAGATGATCGGAAAAATGATATTCCTTTCTCTTCATTCTCAGACGAAGTTCAAAATTCTACCGCCAAAAAATGGATGCAGCAGAATGTCCCATATTGGGGTGGCCGCAAATTTAATGGTTTATGGACTAAGTATTTAGCAACTGGTCAAGCAACAGCCAATAGTTTTAAAACTTGGATTAAAGATGATATGAGTGATTATTTCTTAAACAATAATGAGGAAGGTATTACTAAAAACATGCTTCAAAAAAGTAAAGGCCGTAATCATATTAAATCTGGTGATATTTTTACTTTGACAAAAGATGGCAAAACAGAAAAAGTTGCTGTTTATCTATCAACACAGGATGGCTGCTACAATTCACAACCATTTTTGGTAAATATTAGTAGAAAGAAGTTCGCTGATGAAAAACCTGATAGAATTATTACAATTCAGTCAATTAGTAATGCAAATTCTAAAAATATAATTCGCAAAAGAAAAGAAAGAGTTAAAGACTTGACCTTTTGGCACAATAACCTTAGACATGTTGTAGATAAAATATACTGGATTCCTCAATCTAGAGATGAAATCAAAAAGCATTACAATTTAGGCGAATGGGCTAAAATAAATAATTTTTAAACTTTTCCTCTCATGCCCCTTGACAATCGTCTTGGGGCATGTTATATTATATACATGGAGGCAAGATGAAAAAACCATCTTACGTTGATTTTGAACCATCAACATATGAGTGGCGAAACGATGTAAATTATCGTGATAATCCACAACTTTATCGTATCGGTAAGGGACAGCAGGGTGTTCTTACCTGTGAGCCATACAAGTCAGAAATTTGCCAACACTGGCGATTTAAAACACCACAAATCGCTATGGAGTCTTCTACGAAGATCCTCAAGATGTTTTATGATTATCTTAAAGCAGGTGATTTTGTTGGCGCTGATATGGCAAAGAAGTTTCTTCATATGGGATTCACAAGGTCTCGAAGATATGCTAATCACCCATCAGGTCGTAAGTGGCAAAAGGTTACCGATAATTGGGAAATCTTACCACTTGCAGAAGATAGAATCGAGTCCGAGAAGGCACGCTCGGCAAATATCTTCTATGCTGCTTGGAAAGAAGCGAGAGAAAACAAAGAATATCTAAAACTTAAAAAATCACATCGGAGCAAACATGAAAAAAGAGATAATGCTAATTGATGGACTTAATATGTTCATCCGCAGTTACATCGTAAATCCAACGATTGACTCAAAAGGACGACCACTCGGAGGATGTATGGGATTTCTCAAATCTCTCCAAAAGGTTGTCCGAATGTTTCAACCAGATGAAATTGTAATCTGTTGGGACGGCCAAGGTGGAAGCCAG